CCTTAACATCCCATTTAATTAGCATTATTGCATTTAAAAAAGAAGACAGTCTATATAGGCTAACTAGTTGTAATCAAAGCTTATTTACAGACTGTTTAGAAAGGCTTATTTAGAGCTTTAAAGTTATTTTAATTTATTTTAATATTTTACTTGCTTTCTTGTGAAGAATATGTTATAATAGACTTATAAGATGTTTAAGAGATACTTATTATAGCTTGGTACTAAGAGATGTTTCCAAGTTAACTATAAGAATTGTTTTTATATTCACTTAAACATTAACTACCAAGCTTTAAAGGGGGAATAGTGTGAGTAAGAATAATGAAAATAATGTGCAAGAGCATACTAAGGTGTTAGATATTGTGCAAGAGCATACTAAGCCTAAACCCTTAGTAGCTAAAAAGAAAAGAGGAAGGCCAAGAAAGACCGATATTGAAGCTAAGAAGAATAGAGGTAAAGTTGGAAGACCCGTTGGAGATGCAGGGCGTATTAAGGAGTTTAAAGCAAGACTACTAGCAACTTCTGGTGATAAAGTTATATCTAAGATTATAGAAGTAGCTTTGGATGATGGACATTCAGGACAATTAGCAGCTTTAAAGATGTGTATGGATAGAGTATTGCCCTTATCTTACTTCGAGAAAGAGAAAGGTGCTTCAGGAACTCCTCAAATTAGTATTAATATTAGTGGAATGGCGGATAAGGTTAATATAGAGGGTAAGGAGGATATTATAGATGTCTAAATACTTTACTAAAGAAGAACTATCTTGTCAGCACTGTGGAGAGTATAGCTTTGATGCAGACTTCCTAGCCTTATTAGACCTTATTAGAGAGGAATGTGATTTCCCCTTTATTGTTACTTCTGCATACCGTTGTGAGAAGCATCCTATAGAGGCTCGTAAAGCTAGATTAGGTGAACATACAACAGGTAAAGCAATAGATATAGCAGTAGACCATGAGAAGGCTTTAAAGCTCTTGTCAGTAGCTCTAAGCAGAGGTATTAAAAGAATTGGTATACAGCAGAAAGGTAGTGGTAGGTTTATACACTTAGGAGTCTCTGAAGACTTCCCTTCTCCTGCGCTGTGGAGCTATTAATGGAATTAAATGTAGAACTACTGCCGTGGCAGCAAGAAGTATATAATGACCCTAAACGCTTTAAAGTTGTAGCAGCAGGTAGACGTTGTGGTAAGTCACGACTAGCAGCTTGGAAGCTTATAATCAAAGCTTTAGAAACCCCTAAAGTTGATGTATTCTATGTAGCTCCTACTCAAGGACAAGCAAGGGATATTATGTGGTCTGTGTTAGAAGAATTAGCATTCCCTGTAACAGAAACAAAACATGTGAATAACATGCAATTCAAATTAATTAATGGTAGTAAGATAAGCCTTAAAGGGGCTGATAGACCTGACACTATGCGTGGTGTTTCGTTGGAATACTTGGTGATGGATGAGTATGCCGATATGAAACCACAAGTGTGGGAAGAAGTATTACGTCCAGCATTAGCTGATAGACAAGGTGGTGCTTTATTTATTGGAACTCCTAAAGGCCGTAATCACTTTTACGACTTGTACATATACGGAGATACTGCTAAAGACCCTTCATACAAAGCTTGGCACTTTACATCCTATAACAACCCTTTGCTTAAACGAGAAGAGATAGAACTAGCTAAACAGTCTATGTCATCTTATGCGTTTAGGCAGGAGTTTATGGCATCCTTTGAAGCCCTAGGTAGTGAGATATTTAAAGAAGAATGGGTACAGTTTGATGAAGAAGAACCACAGTTTGGTGACTATTATATCGCTGTGGATTTAGCAGGCTTTGTAGATAAGAGTAGTACAGGTAAGCGTAACAAACGCCTAGATAACACTGCTATTAGTATAGTGAAAGTAAATGAACATGGATGGTGGATTAAAGAGATAATCTATGGTCGTTGGACATTAGACAAGACTGCTGAAAAGATATTTAATGCTGTTGAGAAGTACCAACCTATTAGTGTAGGTATTGAAAGAGGTATAGCTAAACAGGCTGTTATGTCCCCTCTAACAGATTTAATGAAAAGACGTAGTAGGTTCTTTAGAGTTGAAGAGCTTACACATGGTAATCAAAATAAAACTGATAGGATTGTATGGGCATTACAAGGGAGGTTTGAGAATGGCTATGTAAATATAAACAAGGGTGAATGGAATGCTGAATTCTTAGACCAATTATTTCAATTCCCTAATCACCTAGTACATGACGATTTAATAGATAGCCTAGCTTACATAGACCAAATGGCTAACGTAGCTTACAACATATCTCATCTTGATTATGAAGACGAGTATGAACCACTAGACCTCTATGCAGGTTACTAAGGATAATAATGAACGAAGATAAAGATAGATACACCTCATCAGGCTTAGAAGATTGGATAAGCTCTAAGGCTGAAGAATGGCGTAACCACTACGAAACAAACTACTCTGAGAAGCATGAAGAATACTATCGTCTATGGCGTGGTATCTGGAGTGGTGAGGATACGTTACGTGAGAGTGAGCGTTCTAAACTAATAGCTCCTGCGTTACAACAGGCTGTAGAATCTAGTGTTGCTGAAGTAGAGGAAGCTACGTTTGGACGTGGTAAATGGTTTGACATTAAAGATGATATATTAGACCAAGACCCCTCTGACATAGCTAGCTTAAAAGCTAAGTTACAAGAAGACTTTGAGTTTACTAAAACACGTAAAGCTGTTTCTGAGTGTATACTAGATGCTGCTATATACGGAACGGGTATTGGTGAATTAGTTATTGAAGAAGTTAAAGAGATGAAGCCAGCTACACAGCCTATCATGGAAGGTGCTATGCAAGCTGTAGGTGTTACAATTGAAGACCGTATCATTGTAAAACTAAACCCTATACTACCGCAGAACTTCCTTATAGACCCTGTAGCTACTACAGTAGAAGAAGCCTTAGGTGTTATTGTAGATCAATATGTACCAACACACCAAGTAGAAATGCTTATTGATAATGGTACTTATCGTGATGTAGAAATAGGAACAGCTTATTCAGACCAAGCTTTAGAGGTTGATCAGGAGTTGTTAGACTATCCAGATGATAAGGTAAGACTAACTAAATACTACGGTCTAGTTCCTCGTGAGTTGTTTGAAGCAGCTATAGCAGAAGAACTTGATGAAGATGACGAGATGGTTGACTTATCAGAAGATGAAGATGATGCTGAAAGTAAATCACCTTATGTAGAAGTTATAGTGGTACTTGGTAATGGAGAACTTCTTAAAGTAGAAGAAAACCCATACATGATGCAAGATAGACCTATTGTTGCTTTTCCTTGGGATATTGTCCCTAATCGCTTTTGGGGTAGAGGAGTCTGTGAGAAGGGCTACAACAGCCAGAAAGCACTCGATACTGAACTTAGAGCACGTATTGATGCATTAGCCTTAACCATTCATCCGATGATGGCTGTGGACGCTACAAGGCTTCCTAGAGGCATGAAGCCAGAAGTACGCCCAGGTAAGATGTTCTTAACTAATGGTAATCCAGCAGAGATACTACAACCCTTTAATTTCGGTAATGTAGGACAGGTTACATTTGCACAGGCAGGACAGCTTGAACGTATGGTGCAGCAATCAACAGGTGCTGTAGATAGTACAGGTGTTGCAGGTGGTGTTAACGGAGAAGGTACGGCAGCAGGTATTAGTATGTCTCTAGGTGCTATCATCAAACGACATAAGCGTACACTAATTAACTTTCAAGAATTGTTTCTTATACCTATGGTACAGAAGACAGCTTGGCGTTACATGCAATATGCTCCTGACTTATATCCTGCACAAGACTTTAAATTCCTTCCTACATCTACTTTAGGTATTATAGCTAGAGAGTATGAAGTTACACAGCTTGTACAACTGTTACAAACAACAGGACAAGATTCACCTGTATACCCTATGCTCATCGAAGCTGTTATACAGAACATGAACTTATCTAATCGTGATGAATTAATAAAACAACTACAAGAGTCTCAGAAGCCTAATCCAGAACAAGAACAACGTCAACAAATGGCTATGCAAGTTGAGATGGCTAAAGAACAAGCTACAGCAGCAGCCCTTAACGCTCAAGCAGCAGAGGCTAACGCAAGAGCTGAGAAGTATAGAATGGAAGCCTCACTCGAACAGTACGACAAAGAAACTTCTCGTATTAAAGCAGTGGCTACCAACATTAAAGAAGGAGATGCGGATGATAAGGAATTCGAACGCAGGTATAGAGTGGCGGAGTTAATGATTAAAGAGAACGCTTCTCAAGCTAAAGCACCTGAACAACCCGTAATAGCTGAACAGCCTGTAGCCACACAACAACCTACAGCCGCTCAACAGCCTCCTATACAAGGGATGTAAAATAAATAAATATAACACTTGACCTTTACTTTGTTTTGTGTTATACTATATGTTATAAAGTTATGCCTAAAGGAGGGACAACATGACCAAAACAGAAGAGATTTATTATAATAATTATTTCGATTTATTCCGCAGTGAAGGCTGGGCGCAAATAGTTGACGAACTAAAAGACCGCTTAGAAAGAATTGATATAAATCAACTAGAAAACGAGAAAGACCTGTTTCGTATGAAAGGTGAACTTTCCGTTATTAACATGCTTCTTGGGTTTGAAACTCTTATTGAGAGCTACCACGAAGAAGCAGAAAATTCTAGCAACTCGGACACACTTTGAAGGGCTTAAAGCGTAAAGAACTAGAATATAACATTTCCACAATACTTAGGTACGGAGAACAATATGGCACAATTTATAGACGAACGTGAAGAAGAAATCGAATTAGAAGAAGGTGAAGAACTAGAGAACTTTGAAGAGTCTGAAGAGCAATCAGAAGACCAACCAGATAATACTTTTGTAGAAGATGAACCTGAAGATGATATTCCAGACAAATACCGAAATAAAGATCCTAAAGACATTATTGCTATGCACCAGAATGCTGAAAAGCTATTAGGCAAGCAATCACAAGAAGTAGGTGAATTACGTAAGGTAGTGGACGATTTTATCCAAGCGCAAACCGTCACACAACAAGAACAAAGCCCAGCTAGTACGGACGAAGATGACGATTTAGACTTCTTTGAAAACCCTAAAAGCGCAGTTCAAAAGATGTTAGACAACCATCCATCAGTTAAACAAGCTCAAGCTATGGCAGCAAACATTAAGAAACAGGAAACTGTTGCTATGTTGAAAGCTAATTTTCCCAACTACAGTAGTATCATTTCAGACCCAGCATTTGGAGAATGGGTTGGTAAGAGTAAAGTTCGTTCTGCGTTATTACAACAAGCAGACAAGCAATACAATTACGATGCGGCTGAAGAGCTATTTAGTTTATGGCAAGACCGTCAAGGTATGGTTGAACAAGCTGTAAAGTCTGAGAAGACTGCCCGTAAATCGGCAGTTAAAACAGCATCTACAGGAAGCGCAAAAGGTTCAGGAGAAAGGTCAAGTCGTAAGATTTACAGACGTGCTGACATTATTGAACTCATGCAGAAAGACCCTAACCGTTATGCAGCACTTGCTGAAGAGATTCGACAAGCCTATGCAGATGGTAGAGTTAAGTAAACAAACATTATTTTAATTATTTAAGGAAATTTATATTATGGCAAATTTAACGCCAAGCACAAGTAATACAGTAACTAAAGCAAATGCAGGCAGTAAGTTTATTCCAGAGCTATGGAGTGACGAAGTTGTTGCAGCTTATAAGAATAGTTTAGTTCTAGCGAACCTAGCTAACAAGATGCCTATGAAAGGTAAGAAGGGTGATACTTTACATATCCCTAAACCTACTCGTGGTGCTGCTTCAGCTAAGACAGCTGCTGATACAGTTACTATTCAGCAAACAGTAAACGATGAAGTATTAATTGTTGTGAATCAGCATTTCGAATACTCACGTTTAATCGAAGATATTGTAGAAGTACAAGCAATGGATTCTTTACGTAAGTTCTACACAGACGATGCAGGTTATGCTTTAGGTAAGCAGGTTGATACAGCCTTGTTTGGCCTTGGTAAATCTTTAGGCGATGGTGATGGTTCTTCTTGGGTACATTCTGGTTCTTACCAGTTTAATACCAGTACAGGTGCTTCAGAAGCTTATGATGCTGATGGTGCTTCTGATGTAGGTGGTTTTAACGATAAAGGTTTCCGTGACCTTATCCAGAAGCTTGATGACTCAGACGTACCTATGGATAACCGTTGTTTAGTTATACCTCCTTCTGCTGTTAATGAGATACGTGGTATTGAGCGTTACAACTCATCAGACTTTGTAGATGGTCGTTCAGTTAACACTGGTAAGATTGGTAGTTTATATGGTATTGACATCTTTGTTTCTACTAACTGTCCTATCTTAGAGACAGGTGTTAAAGGTGGTTTGTTACTACATAAAGATGCTTTTGTCTTTGCAGAGCAAATGGGCGTTCGTTCACAAACTCAATATAAGCAAGAGTTCTTAGCAACCCTTTACACTGCTGACACGTTATACGGTATTAAAGTATTACGTCCAGAAGCAGGTTTTGTAATTGCTTTACCTGCCTAGTTAGTATTATTTTTAAGGGCTTTTCTAGAGAGTCCTTTATAAATAAGTCTTTCAAAGGAGCTAGTTAATTGAAAAAACAAGTAAGGAAAACCTATGGATGAGTCTAGGTTCGATAGAATAGAAACAAAAATAGA